CCCATTATGCACTCAGAAGGATAGTACTGCAACAATCATAGAATATAGAGATACAACTATTGAAATACCGGGAGAAACATTATATATAGAAGATACACTATACTGTGACTCTCTAGGTAATGTATTGTCTAAACTAAATGGAATTCTTAGAGACAAGGATGGTAAGATCTTATCATTGCAAACCAAACTCCAGAATAATGTTTACACCTCAAAAGCCAAAGTAGATACAATAACCAAAGTAATTAAAGGCAATGATGTATACCACACTAGAGTGGTTACTAAGACATTGAAGCCAGAAAGAATTAAATACATCCCTTCTTGGGTTATCTTTCTAGCTTATGTGGGAGGTATTGTGCTGTTCATCTTGCTGATCTATATTTTATTCAAACTGATTTCACGTAGACTACCATGAAAACAAAATTAACTCTCCTGATATTGTCTCTATTCTCTTTCTTTGCTCCAATAGAAATGTGTGCAATTCTACTCATGGCTATTATCTTTATAGATACAATTGTTAAATTAATATCCTTAAAAAAGATTGCTTGTGTAGAAGGTAGAAAATACAGGGATGTATTCAAGTCAAAAATACTTAGAAGAGGTTATGTTTTTAAAGCTGCTGGTTATTATATATTTGCCGGAGCCCTATTTCCATTAGACTACTATGCACTTACTCCTTTTAGTAATGGAGTAATTAAAGCATTAGGTTATGGATTTACAGTTCCTACAGCAGCTGTTTATACAAACTTCCTATTATGTATATTTGCTATCATAGAGTTATCATCTATTAATGAGAACTGGTTTGATATTACAGGTAACAATATGCTTAAGTCTGTATTTAGTACAGTTAAGAAAATCAGAGGTACTATAGAAAAAGTATCAGATACTTATAAGAATGTCAAAAATTGATATATGAGTTATAATTTTTTACAAGAAGAGAAATCTCCAAAAATCTTAGTAGAAGCAGTAAAGATGCTTGGTACTAAAGAAGTAGTTGGTAAAGTGCACAATCCCGTTATCATGGGATGGGCAAAAGAATTAGGCCTCCAGAAAGTATATACTGCAGATGAGATTCCTTGGTGTGGATTAGCGGTTGGCTATGCTGCACATAAGGCAGGATTAGAAGTAGTAGACAAACCATTGTGGGCTCTATCATGGGCTAACTTTGGAACTAAAGTAAATGAACCTATGTTAGGTGATGTACTTACTTTTAAAAGAGATGGTGGCGGACATGTAGGAATATATGTTGGAGAAGATAAAGATTGCTATCACGTACTTGGTGGAAACCAAGGTAATGCAATGAGTGTAACAAGAATATTAAAAACAAGATTGTATCAAGCAAGAAGAACTAAATGGAAAGTAGCACAACCTGCTAATGTCCGTAAAGTCTTATTAGATGCTAAAGGTACCATCAGTAAAAATGAAGCATAATGAAATTTAGAAACAGTTGGAAAGCAGCCACTAAGCAGTGGGACAAAGTAATGATTAGATTAAGAATCTCTTCATTAGATATATTTGCTCTTGAAATAGATTTATCAAGAGACTTTTATTTAATTACAATATTAAACTTAACACTTAAAAATAGATAAGATGAAAAACTCAAAAGGATTAAAAGGAGTTACAGATGCAACAATGTTCTGTAAATCAATGTATGGTAAAGGTGGTTCAGCAGGTAAATCACAAATTATACGTTCAATGAAAAGTTTTGACCTGGGAGGTACTTCAGGAGTAACTCTAGATTCAAATTGCACTTCAGATGATGGTGGTGGTTGCCATAAAGGTAACAGAAAAGCAAACAGATCAAGATTAAAAGATGCAGGTGTTGGTAGAAAAACAAGAAATCGTATGTATTAAACATACTGAAGTTATAGAGATCCAGATACTTACAGTGTCTGGATTTTTTATTTTAAATCTATTACATTTAAACTTTTATTGTATATTTGTTTAAACTTAAAAAATATATAATGGAAAATTTGAACCAACAAATGCCCGAAATGGAAGAGTTAACTCCAGAACAATTAGCAGAAAGAAAACAAGAAATGCTTTCTTTTTACACTGATTCATTACCTTATCTAGAAGCTCAGTATGAATATGAGAGTATTCTTGCTAAGATAGATGAAGTAAGATTTAAAAGAGCAAGTATCCAAATGCAGTTTGGAATGATGATGCAAGAACCTAAACAAGGTGAAGAACCCGAAACTACTGACTCTCCAAATGCACCAAAGGAAAGAAAGTTAAAAAAAGCTTAACTAATGGCTCTTGTCAATCAGGTACAGAAACGTGTTAGAATGCCTAAATGGGACATAGTAAAGTTTCAGATTTTGACTCATTGTTATATTAACCGTATAGCAATGAGTGAGTCTGACCTTAACTGTTTGACATTATTGAGTTTTAATGAACCAATTGAACTTACTCATTTTTGTTATGATGCTTCTTCAGAAGAGGATTGGATATTTAAATCACCTCAGACAGTAAGGAACTGTGTAAATAAAGCTGAGAAAAATGGATTAGTGATTAAAGATTCAGATAATAAAAAACAAATATTACTTAATCCAATACTTAAAATACAAACTGAAGGAACAATATTGTTAGACTATAAATTTTTAGGAGATGATTCCAAAGAAGTCAAGTAGTCTATATAAAGAAGTTGCTGAAGGACTTGATCAAAATGAAACTCTGATACAAGACATAGTAGAGTTTTATTATGGTGAGTTAAGGAAAACATTAAGTAATCTAACATATCCAAGAATCAATGTTGAAGGTCTTGGACACTTTGTAGCTAAATCTGGATTAGTAAGAAAGTCTATTCCAAAATATACTAATATTTTAAAGAATCATGATACATCTACTTATGGTGCATATTTTAATAAGAAGATGCTTGAAACTAAACTTGACTTATTAATCCAGTTAGAGCAAAAGATATTATTAGAGGATACTCGCAAAGACGAATTTAAAAAAACCAAAAATGAAAGCAGTTCTAAAAACAATCTGGGAGAATAGAAAAGGAATCCTAGAAGGCATCAAAAATTCTATAATCAGAGATGAATTTGTAGAAGACATTGCCAGAATGAGACATGACATTTGTGATGGATGTGAGCATTTGGATACTAAAGGTAAACAGTGTGCAGTTAAAAAAACACAACCTTGTTGTGCAGAATGTGGATGTTCATTAGCATTTAAAACCAGATCACTTTCTTCTGAGTGTCCTAAAGGTAAATGGGATGCAATTGCTACAGAAGAAGAAGAAGATAAACTTGATGAATTATGAGCATAGCATTTAAAGCAGAAGATCACACATATGTTAGTCTTAATGGTGAATCCATTGACTGGATTAGTGTAACTACTTTAATCAGTCATTTTAAAAAACCTTTTGATGCAAAGAAAGTTGCAGAAAGAGTTTCTAAAAATAAGAGATCAAAGTGGTATGGTATTGAACCTAAAGAGATTCAAAAAATTTGGGATTCAGAATCATTAAGAGCCGTTACATTAGGTACATACTATCACAATCAAAGAGAATCTGATATATGTTCATTAGCATCAATGGAAAGAGATGGTACAACTGTACCAGTTATATCTCCTATTGATGAAATAAATGGATTAAAGATTGCTCCAATACAAAAGTTAGAACCAGGCGTGTATCCAGAACATATGGTTTACCTCAAATCTGTAGGGATTTGTGGTCAATCTGATTTAGTTGAAGTAGTCAATGGTATGGTAAATATTATTGACTATAAGACTAACAAGGAAATAAAGATGGAGTCTTATGTAGATTGGGAAGGTAAATCAGATAAACTTACAGAACCGGTAAGTAATTTAGATGACTGTAATTATAACCACTATGCACTACAGCTCAGTGTTTATATGTATATTATACTAAAGCATAATCCTAAACTAAAAGCTGGTAAGATGTATATTCATCATGTTACCTTTGAAGAAGATGCAAAAGATGAACATGGCTATCCCGTTACTAAGTATAATGATAATGGTGATCCTGTGGTGAAAGAAGTAATACCTATTGCTATTCCATACCTACATGAAGAAGTAGTAGCTGTTATGCATTATTTGCATGATAACAAACATAAAGTAAAAAAGAAATGATAACAAGACTGTTTGATGTACAAAATGGTATAGTAGTTCCTACTGAACATTGTTACACACTAAAAGCTCTAAAGGATGTAATGGATAACTATCCAGAAGATCATTTAAAGATATATCTGTACCTGTTCTACATGACTTGCCCTAATCCGGATATGAATCCATTTTTTCACACACCGGACATAGATAAAGAGTATATCATTCTTAAAGAAATAGAAGCAGAGTTTTCTCCGGAAGATGATGATATTCATATAGCCTTGGAGTTTTGTAGAAGAATGTATGAGACTCCTACATCTAGAGCATACAAAGGTATGGCATCTATGTTAGATAGATTAGCTAGATATATGGAAACCACTACCATTACAGCAGGTAGAGATGGTAATATTAACTCTCTTGTAGCAGCAGCAAAAAACTTTGACCAGATTAGAGCATCATTTAAAGGAGTCTACAAAGATCTTCAAGATGAACAATCTAGTAAAGTACGTGGTGGAATTGGTATGGCTTATGATCAATAACTATGAGTGAGATTTATCAAGATATACCCTGTTGGGATAATGGTACGTGGACTACCGTTTCTTTTGAATCAAGAGAAGCATTTTCTGGTACAATAGCAAACATATTTTTTGAACCTGGAAAGTATAAATTTGATAAAACAAGTTTTTTGTTTAATCAAGAAGCAGTAAAATTCAGAGATCAGAATGTTTATTGTCTAGCACCCTTTAGATCAAAAGACTTTATATCTTATTGGGATGATCAAAAAAATAAATGTAGAAAAGGAGTTTTTTATATTAATGGTGATAAGAAGTGGTTCATAACCCGAGACTACTATATGTGGTTAAACTTCTTACCAATCTTTGATAAAGAACAACAGAAGTTTGACTTTGCTAAAATTAGAGATGCTCAGTATCATATGGCTTTATATGAACTACTTGCAGAACTTAACTATAAACATGCAGCTATCTTGAAGAAACGTCAGATAGCATCATCATACTTTCACATCTCTAAACTACTTAATCAGCTTTGGTTTGAAGCTGGGGTAACTTTAAAGATGGGAGCCAGTCTAAAAGATTATATCAATGAGAAAGGTTCTTGGAAGTTCATGTCGGAATATGCTGCCTTCTTGAATGAACACACTGCATGGTATCGTCCAATGTCTCCAGACAAAGTCTTAATGTGGCAGCAAAAGATTGAAGTAAGAAAAGGGGATAGAAAAACAGAAGTGGGTTTAAAGGGTACTATGCAGGGCATGTCATTTGAGAAAGATCCTACAAATGGTGTAGGGGGTCCGGTAAAATACTTCTTTCATGAAGAAGCCGGGATTGCACCAAAGATGGATCAGACATATGAGTACATGCGCCCGGCCATGAGATCAGGTATGATTACTACAGGTATGTTTATTGCAGCAGGATCTGTGGGTGATTTGTCTCAGTGTAACCCATTGAGAGATATGATTCTTAATCCTGCATCCAAAGATATTTATCCGGTAGATACTAATCTTATTGATGCCAAGGGTACTGAAGGTCAGTCAGGTTTGTTTATTCCTGAGCAGTGGTCAATGCCACCTTATATAGATGATTATGGTAATTCACTTGTAGAAGAAGCATTAGCGGCTTTAGATGACCAGTTTGCTAAATGGAAAGATGAACTATCTCCAGAAGACTACCAGTTAAGGATATCTCAGCATCCAAGAAATATTGAGGAGGCATTTGCACATAGGAGTATATCAGTGTTTCCTCCACATCTTATTGCAGCTCAATCTAGAAGGATAGAAGAAAAAGAATATGGATATGAGTTCTTAGATATTTCTACAGATGAGAATGGTAAGCCTACTGTTAAATCATCTAACAAACAACCTATTAAAGAATTTCCTATTACTAAGAAAACTGAGGATAAAACCGGATGTTTAGTTGTATGGGAAAGACCTGTTAAAGATCCAACTTTTGGGCAGTACTATGCTTCTATTGACCCCGTGTCAGAGGGAAAAGCTGAACATGTTGATAATATGTTATATACACCTACAGGTAGAAAAAGAATAGGTGATATTAAAGTTGGTGATAAAGTAATAGGTTCTAATGGACAATCTATAAATGTAGTTGGGGTATATCCTCAAGGTATTAAAAAATTATATAAAATTACTTTTAGTGATGGTCACAGTATTAAAGTATGTGAAGATCATTTATGGAATGTAAAATTAAACGGAGGAACTAAAAGTTATATGACTCTTTCTGTAAAAGATTTATTAGATACTGAACAAAAAATTACATATACAGGTACTGGTAGAAATATTAAAAAAGAATATACAATTTCTACATATTACAAAGATAAACAAAATAGAAATAAATGGTCTATTCCTATTGTTAAGCCAATTAATTTTCAACCAAAAGGTTTAAAAAAAGTAAATGCAAATATCTCTAGAAATGAACAACCTATACATCCTTACATACTAGGTGCTTTGATTGGTGATGGAGGTTTATCTCAAAAATCAATAAGATTTAGTTCAGTTGATGAAGAAATAATAAATAGAATACAATTGCATTTACCTGATGATTTAGAATTAAAAAAAGTAAAGGGTAATAATTGTGATTATTCAATAGTTACAAAAAAGGGTAATAGAAATTCTTTAACAAAAAAATTAAGAAATTTGGGTTTAATGGGTTTAAAATCAGAACACAAATTTATACCTGAAGAATATAAATATGCTCTAGTTTCACAAAGAATAGTTTTATTAAATGGACTGTTAGATACAGATGGTTCTTGTACAAATCATGGTGTAGAATTTTATTCTTCTTCTAAACAACTTGCATATGATGTAGTTGAACTAGTTCAAAGTTTAGGAGGTATTGCTAAAATAAGAATGAAGAAAACCACACATCTGAATTCTTATATTGTAAGAGTAAATTTACCAAGAGGATTGGAACCTTTTTTACTATCTAGAAAAAAGGACAAGTACAAAATATCTAAAGTGTTTAGCAGATACATTACTAATATAGAACCTATAGATGATGCAGAAGCAATATGTATATCGGTTGATGCACCAGATAATCTTTATGTTACAGAACATGCTTTAGTTACACATAATACAACAACATCTGAATCATTATGTTCTATCTATGTAATGAAAGCACCTGTACAGGTAACTAAGGTTACAGGTATAGAAACTGAAACATATATAGAGCCCGATAAAATTGTGGCTGCTTGGTGTGGTAGGTTTGATGACCTGAACAAAACTCACCAGAGACTAGAGTTAATCATAGAATGGTATAATGCCTGGACGGTAATTGAAAATAACATATCATTATTCATTCAGTACATGATCTCAAGGAAGAAACAAAGATACCTAGTACCTAAGAGTCAAATCATGTTCCTAAAAGATTTGGGCTCTAACAACAATGTATTCCAAGAATATGGTTGGAAGAATACTGGTACTTTGTTTAAACAACACCTTCTTAACTATGCTATTGAGTATACTAAAGAAGAACTAGATGTAGAAACAAAAGCAGATGGTACTATTGTCCGTACAAAATACGGTATAGAAAGAATACCAGATCCTATGTTACTTACAGAAATGAGAGAGTATGCAGCAGGAGTCAACGTGGATAGACTTGTTGCATTCTGTGCACTTGTTGCATTTATGAGAATACAGCAATCAAATAGGGGTTATGCTAAAAGAGTTATCATGGATGATGCAGCCAAAAACTTGCAAAAGTCAGATAATTTGTTTAAATTAAATAGAAGCCCGTTCCGTCATATTGGTAATGGTCGACTTTCAAATGGTCAACCTTTTAAAAAGTCACCATTTAAAAATTTAAAGTAAAAAGATTATGCAAATAATAAATGCTATTCAAGCTAAAAATGGAGCTAAGACTACTCAAAATAAATTGGGTAGTATTACACAACCATTGCAATTTCTTCCTAGAAAAGAAAAAGATCAACAGTGGGCAGCTTGGAATTTAGACTGGTTGGAGTGGCAAGGACTTAAACAACTTAGAAGAAATGCCCGCAGGTTAATGAAGAACTATAAACTTGCAAAAGGTATTATTGATAAAACAGATTACATTGTAGAAGAAGATAATGATTATAGAGATATTGTTGAGGTTCTAACAAAAGAAGATGTTTCAGCATTAGAGTTAAAGTTTTATCCTATTATTCCAAATGTTATTAATGTTCTTGTAGGTGAGTTTGCTAAAAGGTCAACTAAACTTACATATAGAGCTGTAGATGACTTCTCATACAATGAGATGTTAGAGCAAAAAAGAAAGATGGTAGAAGAGGTTCTATTGTCTGATGCTCAAATGAAAATTACACAAGCCTTGGTTGCACAAGGTATGGATCCAGAATCTCCTGAGTTTCAACAAGAAACATCTCCTGAAAAATTAAAATCATTACCTGAGATTGAAAAGTTCTTTAAGAAGGATTATCAATCAATGACAGAACAATGGGCTGCTCATCAACATAGAGTTGATGTAGAAAGATTTAAGATGGATGAACTTGAAGAAAGAGGATTCCGTGACATGCTTATTACAGACCGTGAGTTCTGGCATATGAAAATGATGGAGGATGATTATGAGATTGAACTTTGGAATCCTGCATTAACATTCTATCACAAGTCTCCGGATGCAAGATATATCTCTCAAGGTAACTGGGTAGGTAAAACAGATATGATGACTGTGTCAGATGTAATTGATAAGTTTGGTTACTTAATGACACAAGAACAACTTGAGGCATTAGAGAATGTATACCCAATTAGATCTGCTGGATACACAATTGGTGGTTTACAAAATGATGGATCATTCTATGATGGAACTAAATCACATGAGTGGAATACCAATATGCCATCACTTGCATACAGACAATATACTACGGCTATGTCCGGAACTGTACTAGATGGTGCAGATATAGTTGCTCAAATTATTGCAGAAGGAGAAGACTATTATGATCAAGGTACTGCGTACCTACTAAGAGTAAGTACAGTATACTGGAAATCACAAAAGAAAATAGGTCACCTTACAAGAGTTACAGATCTAGGAGAAGTGACTACTGAGATTGTAACAGAAGACTACAAAGTAACTGACAAACCAATTTATGATACTCGTTTGTTTAAAAACAAAACAAAAGATACTTTGGTTTATGGAGAACATTTAGACTGGATCTGGATTAATGAGACATGGGGTGGTGTTAAGATTGGACCAAACATTCCTTCATTCTGGGGTATGAACAATCCAGGTGGTTTCTCACCTATCTATTTAGGTATTGAAAAGAATAACCTAGGACCACTTAAATTCCAATTTAAAGGTGATAACACATTGTATGGTTGTAAGCTTCCTGTAGAAGGTGCCGTATTCTCAGATAGAAATACTAAGTCTACTGCATTACTTGACTTAATGAAACCATACCAGATCGGATACAACATTGTAAACAATCAGATCGCGGATATCCTAGTAGATGAACTTGGAACTGTAATCATGTTAGATCAAAACTCTTTACCAAGACACTCATTAGGAGAAGACTGGGGTAAAGGTAACTATGCTAAAGCATATGTTGCAATGAAGAACTTCCAGATGTTACCATTGGATACTTCAATTACCAACACTGAGAACCCGTTAAACTTTAACCATTTCCAAAAACTAGATCTATCTCAGACAGAAAGATTAATGTCAAGGATCCAATTGGCTAATCACTTTAAACAACAAGCTTTTGAAGTAATTGGTTTAAATCCACAAAGGATGGGACAACAGTTATCTCAGATGACTGCTACAGGGGTAGAACAAGCTGCCTCAGCATCTTATGCACAGACAGAGGTGTTCTTTATCCAGCACTGTGATTATCTGATGCCTAGAGTCCACCAAATGCGTACAGACTTGGCTCAATACTATCATTCTACTAATCCATCTGCAAGATTAACTTATGTTACTTCAGCTGATGAGAAAGTTAATTTCCAAATTAATGGAACTGAATTACTATTGAGAGATCTTAATATATTCTGTAGTACTACTGCAAATCATAGAGCTGTTCTTGAACAGTTGAAACAACTTGCTATGTCTAACAACACAGCAGGAGCTAGTATCTATGATCTTGGTCAAATCATTCAGTCTGACTCAATTGCTCAACTTAATACAGTTCTTAAAGATTCTGAACAAAAACAACAGATTCAGAAACAACAAGAAATGGAGCAACAACAAAAAATGCAACAAGAACAAATTGCTGCTACTCAACAACAACAACAGGCACAAATTCAAGCTGAAGCTGAGAAACAAGATAAACAACTTCAGAATAATATTACTGTTGCTGAAATTAGGTCTGCTGGTTATGGTGCGGCTGTGGATGTTAATGAGAATCAAATGTCTGATTATGCAGATGCTATGAAAGATATTAGAGCAACTGAACAATATCAAGAACAAACTAATCTTCAAAGAGAGAAGGATGCTAACAGAATGACAGTAGATAGAGAGAAGAATAATATTGAGAGAGAGAAGATTCAAGCACAAAAAGATATAGCAGAGAAACAATTACAAATAGCTCAAGTCAACAAAAATAAGTTTGATCAAAAATCAACTGCAAAAAAGAAATAAGACTTAGCCATATAGTAGACAAAATTAATGTTATGTCTTTAAATTTTAAAAATTTATCACTATATTGAATTATAACAAAAACCAACACAGATGGAGAATACCAACGAATTAACCGGGGAAACTCAGGTGCTTGACACTACAACGGTAGGTCAAGCTGATATTAACATTGATGAGATCTTTGGAATGCCAGGAGCAGAAAGTATAATGCTTCCTGAAAATGGCAAAGAAGAAGAAAAACCAAAATCTATGTTTTCAAAAGAAAATATAGATACTACGTTCCTTGACAATCCAACGGTTACTTCTAAAGAAAAAGAAGAAGCCCGAGAAAAGAAAGCAGAAGTTGAAGAAACAATCAATGAGCTTAATGAGTTAATTACTCAGGAAGAAGATGCAGGAAACAAAGGAAGACCAAAGGTTGATAAATCTGGTCTTGCTGAGTTAGCAAGTAAAATGATTGAAGAAGGTTCTTTAGTTCCTTTTGATGATGATAAATCATTAGATGATTACACTACTAAAGACTTCCGTGAATTATTTGAAGCTAACTTCCAAGAAAGAGAGAATGCTATTAGAGAAAACACTCCAAAAGAATTCTTTAATTCACTTCCTGAAGAATTGCAATATGCTGCAAAGTATGTTGCTGATGGTGGTCAAGACTTGAAAGGTTTGTTTAGAACTCTTGCTCATGTGGAAGAGATCCGTCAATTGGATCCAACAGATGAGAATGACCAAGCAGAAATTGCAAGACAATACTTATATGCAACCAACTTTGGTACTCCAGAAGAAATTGAAGAAGAAATCAATGACTGGAATGACATGGATAAGCTTTCACAAAAAGCTAACCAGTTTAAACCAAAATTGGACAGAATGCAAGAAGAGATTGTTGCAAGACAATTGGCAGAACAAGAGCAGAAAAAAGAACAACAGGCTCACCAGGCAAAAGCATACACTGATAATGTATTTAACACACTATCTGCTGGAGAATTAGGAGGTGTTAAACTTGATAAGAAAATTCAAAGTTTACTTTATTCAGGATTAGTACAACCTAGTTACCCTTCAATTTCTGGTAAACCTACAAACCTATTTGGACACTTGATTGAAAAATATCAGTTTGTAGAACCAAGACATGATTTAATTGCTGAGGCTCTTTGGTTACTTGCTGATCCGGAAGGATACAAAGGTAAAGTAAGAGAACAAGGATCTAAAGCAGCTACAGAGAAAGTAGTAAGACAGTTGAAAACAGAAGAGTCTAGAAAACTTGCATCATCTCCGTCATCAGATGAGGAAGACACAAGAAGAACCTCTGCACCTTCTAGATCAACACAAAGAACAATTCCTAGACAAAATAACTTGTTTAAGAGATTTTAATTAGTAACAAACAAAAACAAATAAATAATGGCAACTCCAGTTTTAAACAATGGTATATTCCTCAGAGATACCGCGTATCAAGCAAGTTCCCATGTGGATTCATACCACTTGGTTAACATGCTGAAAGATTCTGAGCCTATGGATTTAGGTCCAGTTGACTTATGGGCTATGGCTCAGAAGGTAGAAATGCCTCTTTACCAAATGTCAAGTTTTGGTGGGAAAAATGTAATTATGGTTGACAATGCTCGTGGTGAGTACAAATGGCAGACTCCAGTATCTTTGGATCTTCCTTACATCATTGAGGACATTGAACCAAACAACTCTTTCAAAGGAGTAGATGGTACAACATTCCGTATCAAATTAAGCAGACGTGAGTTTGGACATGGTGATATGATCACATATGACAAATACAACGGAGCTGAGATGTACATTGTACCAACAGAAGATATTCTTCCTGTAGGAGATGGATTCATCTATACAGTTCAATTGGTTGACAATGACAACTACAAATTCTTAGACAACAAGTACTTGGCTAACGGTACTAAAGTTTTCCG